GTTGAAAGATGCAATATACACTTCAAATTTAATATCTTCACCGTTATAAGGAGTCCATGTTTTATCATTTGTTGATAAGAACATGACACCCTGTCCCCAGTTGAGATTTGATATCAAAGTATTATCAGCCACATCAGGCACTCCAGTTTCAGCAACCCACATTAAATATTCTGGGCTATACTGATCAGGAATAACAACGATACAGTAATCGACGTTATTTTTTAAGTAAGCAGGAGTGTCAAAAATTACTGATGTTGCGGAGCTGGCATTGTCACTGATACTGACTGATGAACTCTTTAAAACTTTCTCAGCCACGACAACAGGAGCAGGATATCCGTTAACAGTTTCTCTTAACTGTACTGTTATTCCTAAAGTAGGATCTTTCTTTTTGAAATAGAGATTAATCTGTGTAACATACACTCCATCAGATCCATCATCCTTGTTAACTACGAACGTCTGAGCAAGAGGATCCTTGTTATGCACAAGAATGAACTTATCTGTTCCTTTCATTCTTACATGGTATGTCTTATTTCCATGTAATCTGAAGTTGTATAGTTGTAGCTCTGGAGAATCATCTTTAAATCGTATACTCTCTACTTTAACCAAAGAACCATGGAACAAATAATATCATCTCCAACTTCAAGTTGGTTAATTTCAATTTTTTCATTCTTCAAAGTCTCTGCGTGAAGGATCTTGCAGACATCTACTGTTGGTGTTTTCCAACCAGAAGTTGTCTTGATCATGTGATCTTCAGAAACTGAAAAATCAGAATCATTGATTGAGGCTAATCTCAAATTGTGTGGTAGTATGTGATCGTTGAGACCTAACACTGGTCTGTGAAATTCCTTCACTTTGTTTTCAGCACCACCCTCACCAATTAATACATCTCCAAGATTGATATCTTCGATTGCTTTCCATGTACCATCTTTGAGAAGTACTTCTGTACCCTTTACGAAACACTTATTGTGAACAAGCATACCTTCTTCATGTCCTGCCATTCTAACATGGTACGTGTGGTTACCATCAGTCCAGAAATTGTATAGCTGTGTATCAGGAGCATCTTCTTTGAAGTCAATAGAAGTTACCTTGACGGTTTTGCCATCATTAGTAATAATTTCGTCTCCAACAGAAAGATCTGTTACAGTGAATCCCTCAGCCTCTATTGTGTGCTTGTGAATAATGTAACTCACTTTGGCGTTTGGAGCCTTCCATCCATCTTTTGTGGAGAAGATGTGATCTTCTGACGCGGAGAACTCCTTACCATTGATGCACGCAAGTCTAAGTTTATGTGGAAGGATGCTATCCTGTAGTCCCAGTGTTGGACGATGCAATTTTAGAACTTTATTCTCGCTGCCATCTTTTCCAATTAGAACTTCACCTAACGAAACATCTTCAATATTACGCCACGTGCCATCTTTCAGCAGTACTTCAGTACCCTTAACAAAACACTTGTTGTGTACTAGCATACCATCCTGATGGCCAGCCATCTTTACGTGGTATGTGTGGTTGCCATCGGTCCAGAAATTGTATAGCTGAGTATTTGGATCATCTTCTTTGAAGTCTAGGGATGATACTTTTACAGTTTTTCCATCATCAGTAATAATTTGATCACCAATTAAAAGATCTGTTACATCAAATCCTTCTGCTTCAATTGTGTGTTTGTGAATTATTTTACTGATTAAAGAGTTTGGAGCTTTCCACCCTGTTGTAGTACAGAAAATATGATCTTCAGAAACTGAGAACTCTTTTCCGTTAATACAAGCAAGTCTAAGTTTGTGTGGTAGAGAATCGTCTTGGAATCCAAGTAGAGGTCTGTGTAATTTTAGAACTTTGTTTAGACTTCTATCTTTTCCAACAAGCGTCTCACCTTCCACAACATCCTCAATGTTGACCCAATCACCGGACTCTTTCAGAACTTTAGTTCCCTTGACAAAGCACTTGTTATGGACAATCAATCCATCTGCAACATATGTGTGGTTTCCATCTAATTCAAAGTTATAAATTATTTGCTCTTGATTCTCATCAGCGTGCTCTTCAATACTTTCGATCACAAAACCAACACCATCCGGAGTCTCAACAACATCACCTACCTGATATTTTTCCACAGGCATTTTGTACTTACTGAGAGTCATTTCAGGATCAAAAGATTTCCACCCACTACCCCTCACAAAAATAGGATGATCACTCGTCATAAATGGCTTTCCACCATTAAATGCCATCAACGATGCCCCTGTGTTTCCAAGGGTTGGTCTAAGAAACTTAATTACCTTGTTGTGGGCACCATCCTGACCTAATAGATATTCACCCAGCTCAACATCCTCAACATTTTTTGTTGTTCCATCTGCCATTGTGATTTGCGTACCTGCAATAAAGCAGCAGCAAGGTGGTTGTAGCCTTGGAGTTATTCTATTTTCTGTTGTTTTTACTACATCTTTATCAGTGGTTGATACAGCTGTTATCGTTTTAGGTGCCTTGGTTGTAACAGATAAACTCGAGACGTCCTTAGAAAAATTATAAGCGCTATATGTCACAGAAGCGAAGGAAATAGAAGAGTCCAAACTATCAATATTACTCGAGTCTCCAATATACAAAGCTCTATCACCGGTAAAGAAAGTTTCAGCTGGTATATTAAACACACCTACAAGAGTGCCCTGCTCATCAGTGATCAATGGAGATCCTTCTCCTGCAGTATAAGAAGCTGTATCTGTATATTCGTATCCTCTTGGATCCATTAATTCAACATTTGGCATTGTTACAGGTCTACAAAAACTTGATACATTTACCTTGTCAAAAAACACATAATGCTGTGTTCCAGGTCTTAGACCAACAGCAGCAAAAGTTAGTTTTTGAGCTCTGATGTAGGGTTTCAATCCAAAATCTGTCACAAAATCACCAACTTCTTGAAGGTTTGATTTTGTGTCGCCTGGAACAAGAGTGTTGGTGATTGTTGTTGTTGTTGATACTACTTCACGCTCATCTTTTCCTGTACTTTGTTGTGTAGCAGGAACAACGGTTTTGAATGCTCCAACATCTACCTTAACTTGCTGTGAGTCGTTTTTGAATGAAACACTATCATTGATAGCTTGTGTTAACGCATTGAGTGGTGTTGCTAAGTCTATAGTGATATTGACTTGCCCTTTTTGAACATCATAGTAATCGTCGTATTTTGGATAGAGAGCTGCTCTACCTTCAAATCTCCATGAAAGCTGAGTTGGGTTTCTTGTTTTGTTAGCTATATTTTGTCTCAAAAATAACTCGTTGTCATAATTGAGTAGAGCGTATTCACCTTTAAAAGTTACATTAGAAGAACCAGCTGTATTGGCTTTGAGTTTAACAACAGTTTTTTCCGTCTGCGGTCTTGCTGTTGATGTTTTTGTATCAATGAAAATTGAGTATTCTGGATCGTTTACATTGGATATGTTATATGAAGAAAATGAATCGGCAAAGAAGCCGTTTTTAAATCTGTTTATGGATGTATTTGCCTCACTCGGTATTACAAGATCTGTTGCACTCTTTTCAAGAGTATTGAGAAGAGAATAGTATTCAATTCTATTGATTCTATCCTCTATCTGCTTAATATCTTTCATTGTATAGCTTCTCACCTGATCTGTTTGAATCAGTGTGCTATATTCATTCCTCTGAGCTTTTGATGCTGATTTTGGAGAAAGAGATGGATACGGAGGGATAAAGACGGTTCCAAGCTTCATGGTACCATCTGTAGGTCTCGGAGGAACAGGATTATTGTCTGGTTTTCCTTCAATGACTGAAACATTCCCGTAAATATCTAAGACGACGGTATCAGCACGTTTCAAATAGTATGTAACGTCTGCCTCAAACGATTCGTTTGGTGTTGGATAATACAATGTACCACTTAAAGTTTCTGTACTTGATGGGTCAACAGTAGCACCAGCAACCGTAGTAGCAGAAGTACTAGCTGTACTTGCTACTATTGGTCTGAAATCAACACAATCTCTTAAATTGAAGTATCTGTTTGTTTTTGAAGAACGATAATAAGGAATGTCTTCAGTTCTGATTTTATTAGAAGGTAGTGGGGTTGTAGAATCATCAACAGGATAAGATTCTGTTGATATATAATATCCAGATCCGTGAGTGAATAAGTCAACCCTCACTAGTAAGCAGTTTGTTGATGTTAAAGAAAGCGAACTACCAGGCTTTTTTCTGATACTAGCAAGACCGTAGATGTTATCTGTTTGACCGCTCACTAGCTCAAAGTTTGAAACTTGATTGGTAGTTGTGTTTGAATAAGTGTTACTCGAGCCAACATAAACTCCTTTAAGTTTATATGCATCGGCAATACCAATATTCCATGGACCAGTAGTACTATCTGTAAGTTTATCTGTGGAAAGTTTAATATACACGTCTTTGACAACTGTCTTTGTTTTTGGTGTTGCACCATCCACCTTTGAATTGAAATAAACAGTTGCTGAAGTTGTTGCATTTATTGTGTTACCTAAGAACACCGACGCAGTATTACCATTACTATCAATAGTTACATTAGCAGATCCTCTATCAAGTCTAATTGGTACGTTTTTAGGAAAAGCCCACGATAGTGTATTTGCCGTCAACGCTGGTCCAGTAGTCCCATCAATTTTCATGGACGTAGCACTTGTTATCTCGCTCACTCTATAAAAAGAGTTGTTACCAGAAAACTTGATATAGTCACCCACATCCAGTTGGGATATGAACTGAGTTGATGTACCGGTGACAGAGTTACCAGATGTTGTAACTGTTCCTGAAAGACTTGTTGTTGAATAAGAATTTGTTGTAGGTACAACAATAAAATCTTTTTCTTGAGTATCATTCAAGGTACTAGATACTGTGTAGGGGAATTCCTCTATACCAGTTAAATTAATTGTTCCAATACCTGTTGTTAGAATTGAAGATGATCCTACTTTTCTATAGATAAACTGTTCGTTTTCAAAATAGCTGACTGAGCTTGCTCCAGAAGGAAAAATGAGAGTATCGAAACTTGTTTCTTTTAAAACAGCATCTCCATCTTCTAGCACAACATCTGCAACACCGCCTGATGCTTGAATAGACCTGACGTTTTTGAAACGCTCACCTGGCTCCATTGAAATATCATATAAGTAAATTCTATATTTGCATGAAGAAGTTCCTGGAGTTCCAGATTCGTACATGAAAGATTTAACTAGTGCCGTACCAATTATTGAACCAGGAGTCGTAGGAGCACCACCAAAATTGTCAGTGACGTCATCAGCTGCTGTATTCCTTAAATTGACTGAGGTACCAGTAGAGAAATCAAAATTACCTAAAACTTCATCCACAACAACATAGTTTCCGTAATTTGTACTAATGTCTTGATTTGTTCTTGTTTCTGTGTCAGTTCCTTTTTTAACAGGAACACGTATTGTTCCAGATATCTCAGATCTATATCCGTCCACATATCCAACACCAGAACTCACAGAGAGATTCAAGTGAGTTGTGTTTCCTGTTTTTTCTTCAGTGTAGATTGAAAATGGCTTAACAACATAATTACCACTTTCTTCTCTGGTTCTCTTGGCAAACTCTGAAGCAATTGAATTGAATTCTGTTCCTGTTTTTCTTTTTGTAATAACTCCATTTTTAAATTCTAATATTGTAAAAAACTCAGAGTTTGATTCAGCGTCAGAGGTGGGAATTGCAACAAGATTACTTGTTAGCTTCAATCTATGAGCTCCAGGAGCAGTGAAATTACTGTATCCTTGAGCGTTATCTAAAAGGGTTGAATCAACACTAGTGTTGACAATAGATTCATAAGTAACAAAACCAAGAGAAACATTGCTTGGTTGATTTGTATACTTTCCGGCAATTGTGGTTTGTTCCTCAACTCTTACAAAATGCCCTTTCTGGTAGATGATACCATCCGTGATAGTTACTGCAGCGCCAACACCAACTGGAGCAGTAAATGTGGAGTTGGCAACTTTGACTTCTGCAATGTAGTTAAGAGCGGTCAGACTTCCGGAAGATCCTGTGGAAGTTGTGATAGAAATTGAAGGAGCTGATGTATATCCGGATCCACCATTTGTTACAACAACATCTCTGATTGTACCGTTTGCAAATGTTACAATGTTTGCAGAAGCACCTGTTCCATCACCACCAGAGAAAACCACTAGGTCAGTGTTATTGTATAAAGTACCAGAGGTGGTAATTGCAATATCTTGAATAGAATAATTGCTAGCATAAACTTTCAAGACATCACCATTAGCATACTTCTTTTTAGATCCGGTACCAGTGTTGATGTATTTAATGTAAAGAGTAGATAGGTCAGGATTCTGAGACTCAAGACCCTGAGTATAATTTACTAGTTTCGAAGTTAGGCCGGACGAGTCTTTAATGTAGGCATTGGCATATGAAGAAACGACAACAGGTTGTCCATCTATTTGTAGATCGTTAATCTTAACATAGGCATAATCATAATCAAAATTTAAACTACAACCCTTAATAATTGTACCTTGCCTGTAGATGTTGTCGCCAAATCTCTCAACTTGATTTTGGAGAATTGTTTGAAGCTGAGTTAATTCTCTTGCCTGAACTGGTACCGCAGGTCTAAATAAGACTCTGTGAAAATTCTTGTCCTCGTTATAGTCATCATAATATGGTTCTACATTAAAGTTTGTGTTAAGTGCCATTTAAACCTCTGTTAAAATTCTAAAATCAACTTGATTGTTTCTGTCTGACCAGTGTTTTTTGATAAGGGAGTAAAGTTTTCAATATATATAACGTCTCCGCTACTGTGAACCAAATCCGAATCTACTAACCCCGATACATTGAAAATTGCACCAGAATTAGAACCCGATAGGCTGTAAGTAGTACCACCTGCTTCGCTTTGATTGAACGTACCTTTTTTACCCACAAGTCTAACCACTGTAGCATTCGAACTGTAAAAGTATCCGTTACCAGTAGCTCCTGCTTGTGTTATTAACTCATCTTCAATAAAATTAGCCTGCGTTGTTAGAGTACCAACGACTTGATATGTTTGATCAAAATATGTTGTTGGTTGCGATGAACTATCGCAGACTGATGTGAACCCACTTGTCAATCCCTCAAGTGTATTTACTGTAGAGTTTCCTGTGAGAAAGAAGCCATATACGTTGGTCAGCTTTACAACAGAATCATTTGCCGCAAATACGATTCCCTTTGCTGTGAAATTACCATTTGATTGACTTTGCTCTACTATCTCACCGTCAGTAAATACTCCGGTAGCAGCGCTGATACCTAGAACTGCATTTGAGAAAAGAGGATCTTTGATGATACCAACAGATCTAATCTCGTTTTTATCAACAATCTTTCCACCTGAAAGTGTACTGTCAAAAGTAGTACTTATACCAACATACCTTGCTCCTAACTCTGCTGCAGCGTTACTACCATGTCCTCCCTTTGGACTTATAATCACCTTGGCAGTAGCTGTATTTGCAGTGATAGCAGTTCCTGTGGAGACATTAATTATACCTGTATTGCCCGTGACAACAACAGTTGCATAAGAATAGTCTGACCCTCTGTTTACTATCTCTATCTTATGTATAGTATTGCTTGTAGAGTTAACAATAGCTCTTGCGGTTGCTCCAGTACCATCCCCTGTTATAGAAACCAGAGGTGTTATTTCATACGATGAAGCTGTGGTAGGAGCAGTAGAGAAAGCAGTGTCAACAACAACTCTTCTTGTGGAGCCAGCAACCGTGTATCCTCCTATGACCCTCTGCTGACCACTTCCAGGTCCTGCAGTAATTTTTAATGCACAGTTGATATAAAAGTTAGCGTTTGATGAAGC